CAGTCCAACGAACTTACGTTAACAATGTATGCGAGCTACGCAGCAAGCGAGTCGTACGCAACATTGGCACCACTTGTTGGCACACAAATTGCAACCATCATTGTTTCGCCAGCTGCACCATCAACACCCGGTACGTACTCGGCTACGAATCCCGGTTTCACAATAAATGGGGGTTATCTTGAGACGCTCCCGAGCATGAACGCGTCAATGGGCGAACTAGCCACCATGGATATTGTTATTCGCGGCGGCACCTACACCGTAGACGTATCCTAAAAACAAACAAGCTGAAAGGTAGCCCGACATGCAGTTAAGGCTAAAAGTACAACGACAAAACGAAGACGCCTACGAGGTAACCACTAACCTCGCCGTCATTGTCGCATGGGAAAGGCGCTTTAAGCGTCGCGCCAGTGACTTAGGCTCGGGCGTTGGCATGGAAGACTTAGCCTTCATGGCTTACGAGGCCAGCCAACGCTCCGGCATTATCGTGCCCGCGTCGCTCGACGCGTTTATTAACACTATTGAGAACCTAGAAGTAGTGGACAGCGAGCCGGCAACTTTTACCGTGCCGGAACTATCCGGCGACAGTTAGCAGAGCTTCTATTACACACGGGCTGGTGGCCCCCAAGTGTAGACTTTGAGTTACCAGACTTAGCCACCGTGATAGATGTACTTGAAAGGCAGCGTAAACAAAATGCCCGCTAGCGCGTCTTATCAGGTTTACGGTATCCAAGAGGCGTTGGCAGAGATAAACAAAGTTGACCGTGTTTTACGCCGGCAGATTACTAAAGACATTCAGTCTGGCGCTGGCACTCGACTTGTGACTGCGGCCCGCTCGTTTATTCCAACGGCCCCGCCGTTGTCGCGCATGGTTAATGGCAACATGATTAAAGGCCGCGACGGCACGGGTTGGTCACGCGCCCGTGTTCTCGCTGGCATACGCACCGTGGTAGGCAAACGTGGCCAGCGTGCCCGCACTGTAAGGTTCTCTAACGGCCGTACAGCCGATTTTAAGGCGACCCAATACCAGTTGCTTGTACTACAACAGCGAGACGCTGCTGGCGCTATCTGGGACCACGCAGGCATACGTAACGGTGGCCAGTTTGTTACTAATCTTTTGGCTGAAGGCGAGCACGTCGGCCCCGCAGCTGCGCCCCGCGCACTAGAACCAGCTGCCGAAAGTGTGCTACCCGCCGTCGAGGCTGAGGTAGGCAAGATAGTTGAGCGCGTTATGACTATTGTTAACCGTAACCTTGTAACGACTAGGACGCGCTAATGGCAATTAATATCCCCATCATTTCAAGCCTAAACACTAAAGGTTTTGACGCAGCCAAAAAAGAGTTTGCCAGCCTGCAAGGTTTCGGCGCTAAGTCTGGTTTCCTGCTACAAAAAGCCATGGTTCCCGCTGCCGGCGCAGTCACCGCATTGGCTGGCGGTTTGGCTTTAGCCGCTAAGGCCGCTATTGCCGATGAGCAGTCACAGAAACTTTTAGAAACACAGCTGCGCGCAACGCTTGGGCCTAACCAAGCACTTGCCGACTCTATGGCCGATTTTGTCGACCAGACGCAGTTAGCCACTGGTGTTGCCGACGATGAGCTACGGCCTGCACTTGCCGGCTTAGTACGTTTCACCGGGGACGCTGCCAAGGCTCAAGAGTTATTAACGCTCAGTATTGACGCGTCAAAAGCCACGGGTAAAGACTTGGTGGCAGTTTCCACCGCTATCGGTAAAGCATACGACGGCAACTTCACGGCACTAAAAAAGTTGGGCGTACCGCTCGACGAAAACATAATCAAAACTAAAGATTTTAAGGCTGCACAAGAGGCACTTACCGCACAATTTGGTGGCGCGGCAGCCGCTAACGCCAGCACCTATGCAGGCCGTTTGCAGATACTCAAAATACGTTTTGACGAAATGGTAGAAGGCATCGGTTACCGCGTGCTACCAGCGCTCGGCCAACTACTTGACTACGTAGACAAGCTCATAAAAATAATGGACGACCGCGGTTTAGGCGGGGTAATCAGCGAACTCGGCGGCAAGTTACGCCGTTTTGTTGACCCGTTCCAAGCACTCGAAGACGCAATACTACGCAACGTAGACCAGACCGACGGTCTAATAGACAGGTTTAAGCAGACCGGGGTAAACATTGTCAACCTTGGCAGCGGTTTCCTTAATTTTGGCGGCAAAATACTTGGCGTAAACCTTAACCTTGGCAAACTCAAAACCGAGCTAGACAAAACTAACGACGGTTTAGCGCTTGCCTACGCCAACACCCGCGCATGGTCAGACACCATTTTGCAGCTTGACGCAGACCAAAAACGCGCTAACTACCAAAAAGCCGTAGACATTGAGCAACAACGCTTAGCAAACCTAGAAATATCTAAGAGCACCGCCAGCACAGATAAGGCTTCAGCAGCCGCTAAACGCGCCGCAGAGGCCACAAGAAAACACGCCGAGGCAGTACGCACACTCAAAGAGTCCTACGACAACGCGGTACAGACAGTTAAAGATAAGTTTAGCCCAGCGCTCATGCGCGCCAATGAGCAACTAACCAAGGCGACCGATAACTACAACGCGTTTTACAAGGCAACTGGCGACGTTGTGCGCGGCATATTTAATGTCGGCGATGCTTGGACTACCGCAGCAGACAGTGAAGGCGCAAAAACCTTTTTTGGTGTACTCGACGAGCAAGCTGCCAAGGCTGGCCAACTCGCTACCGGCATAGAAAAACTTATCGCAGCCGGGCTAGACGACCCCGCACTACTCAAGTCCATTCTTGACTCTGGGGCAGATGTAGGCCTAGAGATAATTAACGGGCTACTAGCCGGCGGTAAAGCGTCCATAGACCGTCTAGTAGGTATCTCTAGCACCGTAAACGCAGCGGCCGACCGTATCGCCAAGTTGACCGCCGACAAGTGGTACAAGTCTGGTGTTGACCAAGCCCAAGCAATAGTTAACGGCGTTAACAGCGTCATTGAAAACACCGAGTTTCTGCTGAAGTTTGCGGTAGACCCCACAAGCGTTGCCGCTATCGGCCAGCAGTTAGACGCAAACCTTGGCACCGTTATGGCTGGCGGTACGCCTACCTTGACTTCTAACCCGTTCGGCGGCGTGCTTGGCAGTATCAACACCAGCACAAACCGCGACATGTCAGGTTTTGGCGGTGGCAACGTCAGCTCATCGAGCGTCACTATTAACGTGAACGGCGGCGACCCGAACGCAGTAGTAAGCGCGCTACGCACCTACATGCGTCAAAACGGGTCGGTACCCATCAAGGTAAGCAACAACTACTAATGGCCGTACAACAATACTACGTAGACGTACAGCTACCAGACGGCAGCAGCCGTACCACATTAGGCAACGTCCAAAGCGCGTCATTTAAAAGTGGGCGCGAAAGCCAGTTAGACCAATACTCGACAACGACCGGCACCGTCGTTATACGTCAACCAAGCACGCCAAGCGCACTTTTAGTACCGGGCAATCAGCTCATTATCTGGTGGGACAGACCCGGTTCGGCTTTTGACATTGCCCAATTTATTGGCAACATTACAAACGTTTCGCTCGCCTACGGTATTCCATACGCCGGCGGGGTCGCAAACGCAGACTATTTAACCGTCACACTCGAAGGCCAGTTTGCTCAAGCGGGGCGCGTCTCTGGTGCTGGTTACGCCATGGCAGCAGACACCGCACTAAACCAGTTTTCAGCAGCTCGCACCCAATCAGGTTTGCAAATGCAAATAGCCGGCAACGGCAGCAGCACGCCTCTTGCAGCAACAACAGTTAACGGCACTTGGGGCGACTGGTTGGCAAGCGTCGCGTTAACCATTAACGGCCGCATAGTTGACAACGCCAACGGCGTGACAGTGCGTACCCCGTTCTTTTCCGACCCGGCTGTAATTGCTTTTAGCGACACGACTAATAACGCTACTAACCAAGTTTATGACCAAATTAACTTTGACGCGCTCGCCGATAACTACTACACCCAAGTAACGGTAGACCCCGAGTCTTACGCGGCCCAGACTGTGCAAACTGGCGTTAAACCTTACCGCACGTACAGCGTCAACACGCTAAACAGTTCAACGGGTCAGGCACTTGACTACGCCAACTATCTGCTAAACAACTTTAAGACACCTAAGTTTGCTATTAGTTCTTTTTCTTGTTTAGCCAATGCACAAAACGACTTTAAGCTCTACGACTTGTCTAACACGTTTTCCACGTTGCAGGCCCCGTACCAGTTGCCGGGGGTGCAGGTTTCGGTCACGTTCCGCGGCACTACCTACGTTTGTATTATTGAAGGCGTAGCCGTCAGCATTACGCCCGGCGAGGCTCGATACACCTACTACGTTTCGGGCGCAGACCTAAACGCCTACCTAATCCTGGACAATGCTACTTTCGGCAAACTTGACTCAAATAGACTGGGGTACTAATGGCTATAAAAACTTTTACTACTGGCGAAGTGTTGACCGCTTCAGACACAAACACGTATTTAGCAAACTCTGGGCTTGTGTTTGTCAAGTCACAGACTATTGGTTCTGCCGTTTCTAGCGTCACGGTGTCAAATGCCTTTAGCGCAACATATGACAACTACGTTATAAATATAAATGTGACTACTTCAAGCGCAAGCGTCGGCGCAATAAAATTAAGTCTTGACGGCTCGGGCGATGAATACTACGCCACATTGGTTTACGGAAGCTACACGGGTGGAAGCCCGTTGTTAGCCGCACTTAATGACCAAATTGCGTGGAACTGGGTTGGCGGGCTTTACGGTTCTAACGGTGCTATCGGGCAATTTACTCTTATGTCGCCATTTTTGTCCAAATACACTCGCGTATATTCGCAAGCTTACGAAGGCTCAAGCAACGCAGGCTCTTTGTCTGGCATACATAAAGTGGCAAGTTCGTACACGGGTTTCGTATTCAGTCCTGAGTCGGGAACGCTCACAGGCGGAACCGTTACTGTTTACGGCTACAGACTGGGATAACAAATGACACGACCAAACATACAAATAGATGACGAAGTGCGCGAAATGACGGAAAAAGAATATGCCGAACTATTGGCAAGCGGTTGGACTTTAGAGGAAAAAGATGCTCTGGAGAGTTAGTTTTGTGGCGCTTTTGTTTGCGTCAATCCTCGTAGCTTGCGGCAACCGTGTCGAGGAACCGCCTTGCCGGCCAACCAAAAACAAGGCTTTAAGCGCCGCTAACCCGACGTCAGACACAGTACAAACAAGGCCGTGTTAACTAAACCGCGCCTTACACCAGCCGAGTTAAATGCTCGACTACGTTTCATTGTCGGGCTAGTCCTTGCCGGCATTCTTGCCTTAACCATGGCGCTAATGCTCTTTGGTCTGCTCTTTGTGTACCAAGGCTCAGAGCTTTCGCCCGTGGACGCTAAATTTTTTGAGCTCATGACCCCCGTAGTCATGTTTCTTACAGGTACTTTAAGCGGCACGATGATAGCGAGCAGCGGCAAAACAGACAAAAACAATAACGGCATACCAGACGAGGAAGAAACACCAAATGAATAACGACGACAAAAAAGGCCTACTAAAAATTGTGCGCGAAGCAGCTGCAAAACTCTTGACGCGCATCGCCGACATGATTAGCCGGCCATGAACTACACCGGCACCAGCGACGGCGCAGCCTTAGGCAAACGCGCCGGCACCG